GGCAGGAGCACTGCAACAGATGGTCCAACAAGCCACCGGAGCAGTTGACTCAGCAGGAATCGCTGGTAGTGTTAACGGCGAGGCTACTGCCGCTGGCATTAGTATGTCTCTTGGCGCTATTATTAAGCGACACAAGCGCACTCTGATTAACTTCCAACAATCTTTCTTGCTACCGTTTGTTAAGAAAGCTGCACATCGGTATATGCAGTTTGATCCTGAGTCGTACCCTGTAGCAGACTACAAGTTTAATGCAAGCAGTACTCTGGGTATTATCGCTCGTGAGTACGAAGTAACTCAGCTAGTACAGCTACTACAAACAATGAAGCAAGATTCTCCTATTTATAATACATTAATACAAAGTATTATTGATAACATGAACTTGTCTAACCGCGAAGATTTACTTGCTGCTATGGCTCAGGCAATGCAACCTAATCCTGAAACACAACAAGCTCAAATGGCAGCACAGCAAGCTCAAATGGCATTCCAGCAGTCTCAAACTGCAGCACTGTCTGCTCAGGCTCAAGAGTCACAAGCAAGAGCTACTAAGCTGGTTGCAGAAGCTCAGGCAGTACCTCAAGAGCTTGAAATTGATCGTATTAATGCTATTACTCGTAATCTTAAAGAAGGCGATGCCGAAGATAAAGAGTTTGAACGACGTATGCGCGTTGCTGAAACTCTCCTTAAAGACAAAGCAATAGAAGGTAAAAACAATGCTAACCGATCGGGAACTACAAATCCTCCTCAACCAAATCAACAACCAGTTCAGCCATCAATGGGAGCGGATAACCCGTTTGGAACAACAGCTAGAGGAATTGAATAGTGTCAAAAAAAGCGGATCCACGACTACAAAGAGCAGGAGTAAGCGGGTACAACAAGCCGAAGCGAACGCCTAATCATCCTACTAAATCTCATGTAGTTGTTGCTAAGTGCGAAGATGGTTCTATTAGAACAATTCGTTTTGGTCAGCAAGGCGTGAGCGGTGCAGGTAAAAATCCAACAACTGCCAAGGAAAAAGCTAGGCGTAAATCATTCAAAGCCCGGCATGCAAAGAATATTGCAAAAGGTAAATGTTCAGCCGCATATTGGGCTGATAAGGTAAAGTGGTAATAAAAAACTAAACTAACAGCCGTGAGGCTATTGCACGTCGAGATGACGTTAGGAGAACACAATGCGAAAACTATTAGTAGCAGTAATGCTGCTGTCGTTACAGGCATCAGCTAATACCAAGATTCTCGTTGAGAAAGCAGATCAACAGTATGTAGTAGTACCAGACTGTACAGTATCTGAAGACGTAACTCAAGTATCACTACGGTGGCTTAGAGTAGGCGCACCAATATATGTTAAACAAGAAGGACGACAAGTTCGTTGTACGATTGAAGATTACTATCAAGTAAGGACTTAAAATGGCTAAGAAACCTCAACCTAAGCAAAAACCAATTAAAAGATATACTCAGGAAGAAGTAGAAGCTATGATCCGAAAAGCATATAAAGATGCCGGTGCTGATCTCCCTTCCCCTGCTGCTCGTCGTGAAATGATAGAGCAAATGTCTAATGCTGAAATAGATAGAAAAATGCAAGCCGCAGCAAAACGAGCAGGAGTCCCAATGAAAAAGAGAAAGGCTCCTCAAAGATGAAAGTTTCAGCACCCAAAGGTTATCACTGGATGAAAAGTGGTAGCAGCTATAAACTAATGAAGGATCCTTCAGACGGTTACAAGCCACACAAGGGTGCTTCTAAGTCAGCTAACTTTGAAGTTCAAAAAACTCACAAAAAGTAAGGAGAGTCTTATGCCCGGCAAAAAGAAAAAGAAAGTGAAAAAGCCTTATGGCTACTAAGTCTAAAGTAAACCAAGCGGGCAACTACACCAAACCTACCATGCGTAAGAATCTTTTTAATAAGATTAAAGCAGGAGGTAAAGGTGGAAAGCCCGGTCAATGGTCTGCTCGTAAAGCGCAAATGCTTGCTAAAGAGTACAAGGCTAAAGGCGGAGGCTATAAAAGCTAATGGCACTTAAAAAGTCACAGCGTTCCTTGAAGAATTGGACTAAACAAAAATGGGGTACTAAATCAGGTAAACCATCTACACAAGGACCAAAAGCTACAGGTGAACGCTATCTTCCTAAAGCGGCTAGAGACTCTCTTTCTCCTCAAGAGTATGCAGCAACCACTCGCAAAAAACGTAAAGACACTAAAGCAGGTAAACAACATTCTGCTCAGCCTAGGCGTATTGCGAAAAAAACTGCAAGAAGTCGTACAAGAAATGCTTGACAAATGCATAAAAATATGTTATAATATAACTATATATTATAATAATAAGGAAACTCATGTCACCTGAGCTTGAAGCTTACTTTGATAATTATAATCAATTATTTAATCATCAAGGTTTCAAACAACTCATAGAAGAGTTAGATAATAATATAACACAGCTATCTAATATAGAAAATATAAAAGATGCTGAAGAACTGTTCTACCGTAAAGGCCAAGTTGCCGCTCTTACTTATATTTATAATTTTGAAAATACTATAAAAACAGCAAGAGAACAAGCAGAGGCTGAAGAACTAGACGATATATATGTTTAAAGTATTTGATTTTCGTTGTTCTAATGGACACGTATTTGAAGAATTTGTAGAAGGAACCGTTACAACCAGTAGGTGCGGTTGTGGCGCTAAAGCTACAAAGATGGTATCTGCCCCGTCTTTTGTACTTGAAGGTCATAGTGGAGACTTTCCCGGTCGTCACATGAAATGGGTACGAGAGCACGAAAAAGCAGGTAAAAAACAATCCTCTCCATAATGATTATAATCACGGAGTTTAATTATGTCAAGAGCAACAATGCTTGATCTACAACCTGAAGAGGAAAATGTAGACACCATTGAAAACGAAGTAGAAGAGATTCAACAACCCGAAGAGGAAGTTGAGCAACCTCAAGAAGAACCTACAGTACCAGAAAAATATCAAGGCAAATCCCTAGAGGAAGTTGTCCAGATGCACCAAGAAGCTGAAAAGCTTTTAGGTCGTCAATCTTCTGAAGTAGGAGAACTTCGTAAAGTAGTTGATGACTATATTTCTAGTCAACAACAATCAGCACCTCAACAACCCGTTGAGCCTGAAGACGATATAGATTATTTTACAGATCCTCAAGGCGCTGTAAATCGTGCAATCGCTAATCATCCTAGTATTAAAGAAGCTCAAGAATATACTGCACAATATAAGCAACAGCTTTCTCTGGCAACGCTTAATCAAAAGCACCCAGATATGCAGCAAATTCTAGCTGACAGTCAATTCCAAGACTGGATTAAAGCTTCTAAAGTTAGGACGCGATTGTTTGTAGAAGCTGATCAACAATATGATGCTGACGCTGCTGACGAGCTGTTTACACTTTGGAAAGAGCGTAAATCAGTAAGTAAGCAAACTGCCGCTGTTGAAAAACAAGCACGTAAGCAACAAATAAAAGCAGCTAATACAGGCAACGCACGAGGAACTGCTGAGAAGTCAAGTAAAAAAATATATCGTAGGGCCGACATTATTAAACTAATGAGAGATGATCCCGAGCGTTATCAAGCCCTGTCACCTGAAATTATGCAGGCTTACGCAGAGGGTCGAGTCAAATAATCTATTAGGAGATTGACATGGCTACTGCAACATATCCGGGCGCAGCCGGTTTTACTGCGAAGACTGAAGCTGATAAGTTTATTCCAGAGATCTGGAGTGACGAGATTATTGCTGCTTATCAGAAAAACCTCAAGATGGCTCCACTTGTCAAGAAGCTTGCTATGTCTGGCAAGAAAGGCGACAAGCTTCACATTCCAAAGCCCGTCCGTGGTGATGCGAATGCGAAAGCGGCTGACACTGCGGTAACAATTATCGCAAACACTGAAGGTGAATTGACTGTTGATATCGACCGTCACTTCGAATACTCACGTCTGATCGAAGACATCGTAGAAGTACAGGCACTCTCTAGCCTCCGTCAGTTCTATACTGAAGATGCTGGTTATGCTCTCGCTGTACAGATCGACAACGATCTCCACGCGGCAGGTACTGGTTTTGGTGATGGTGGTGCTGTTGTATTTAGCCCAGCAGCTACTGATTACCAGCACTCTGGTTGCTTCTTTAACGATGGCGGCACAACTACTCAGTACACTGACGATACTATCGTTCCTGCTGACGTGTTCACTGACGCATTCTTCCGTGACATGATCCAGAAGCTTGATGACAACAACGTACCTATGGACGGACGTTCACTCATCATCCCACCTTCTGTCCGTAACACTATCATGGGTATCGACCGTTACGTGTCTTCTGACTTTGTATCGGGTCAGGCTGTTAACTCTGGTCTTATTGGTAACCTCTACGGTGTAGACGTTTACGTCTCAGCTAACTGCCGAACCATCGAAGCAGCGGCTGACAACACGGCTGGATCGGCTGACACTCGTGCGGCTCTTCTGTTCCACACTGACGCTATCGTCATGGCTGAACAGCAAGCAGTACGCTCGCAGACTCAGTACAAGCAGGAATACCTCTCAACTCTGTACACAGCAGATTGCTTGTACGGTGTTCAGGTATATCGTCCTGAAGCTGGTTTCGTACTCGCAGTCGCAGAGTAACGATCTTAGGGGGTCAGCAATGGCCCCTTTTCCTTTCTCCAATAGGAATCCACCATGTCTGATTATACTAAGACTACCGACTTTGAAGCCAAAGATTCGTTACCTTCTGGAGATGCCGGAAAGATCATCAAAGGCGCAGAGTTTGAAGTAGAATTTGATGCTATCTCTACAGCTATTGCAACCAAAGCTGACACTGCTAGTCCTACCTTTACTGGCACAGTTACTATCCCAACGCTTACGTTGGACGACACAACGGTTACGTCTACAGCCGCAGAACTAAACATTCTCGACGGAGCTACGCTCGACGTAAACGAACTAAATATTCTTGATGGTGTTACTGCCACAACAGCAGAAATAAACCTCCTTGATGGAGTCACTGCTACAACAGCAGAGATTAATTTGTTGGATGGTGTAACAGCTACTACCGCAGAGCTAAACATCGTAGACGGTGTTACGGTTACTGCTTCTGATATTAATACCGTTACCAACAAGATTGCCAATGTGTCTGAGGACACTACGCCTCAACTGGGTGGCGACCTTGATGTAGACGGTAACTCTATTGTTAGTACCTCTAACGGCAACATTGCCATTACTCCTGACGGCTCAGGACAGATCGTACTAGATGGCCTTAACTGGCCTACTGCTGACGGTGTTGCTGACTACGTTCTTAAGACTGACGGTGCTGGCAACCTAAGCTGGGTTGTACAGGCATCTGTTGCAGCAGGCGAAGTTGTGCTTGACTCAACCCCACAGCTTGGCGGTGACCTAGATCTGAACAGCAACGACATTACAGGCACGGGTAACGTCAACATTACTGGTTCCGTAGAGTCAGACCACTTCAAGCTAGGCACAGTCAACACGGGTGCATCGGGCACTACACTGACAGCAGGCGAGATGTTTATTTCTACAGCGGCGACTCAGACGGTCACACTGCCTGCTAGTCCATCGGCTGGCGATACTGTGTACATTGGCGTACAGGACTTTACAGATACCGTGGTTGGTCGTAACGGCGAGAATATTATGTCTACTGCTGAAGATATGACGATTGACTCAGCCAACACCACACTTACTTTTACTTATATTAATTCGACCATTGGTTGGAGGGTTTACTAATGAGTTCATTAAGCGATTTTCTTGGCGGCGGCGGTGGTGGAACTTCTGGCCCACTTTTATCAAAAGAAATTTTTTTTAAACTTGAAGACAGCCAAACTTTTGAGTTTCCGTTTACAGGTAAAGTAAATATTTATGCAATTGGCGCTGGCGGTTCCGGTTGTATAGGGAACACATATGCTTTATCAGGACAAAATCCAGGTAACACAACTAATGCTTACTATATGTCCGTAGGCACGGGCGGCGGTGCTGGTGGTACAGCAATTAAAAAATCTTTTTCAGTTACAAAAGGAGATAAGATTGTTGTCACAGTTGGTGCAGGCGGGACGCTACAAACGAGTAACCCCAACAGTAACAATCAAGCTTTGGCAAACGGTGGTGCTACTACGGTCAATACAAACAGTAATAATATTACTATTGCTTTGACGGCAAATGGCGGAACAGGCGGAAAAACAGGATTTGAAAATAACACTGCTTGTTTTGTTGCGTCAGGTGGTAATGCGACTGGTGGGGATGAAAATTACTCTGGCGGTTCCGGTGGAACAATTAACGTATCGACTAATCTAAATAATAATACGTTTATTTCAAATTTAGACAATTGCACGATTTATACAGGTGGTGGTGCTGTTGGAATAAACCAAGACGGTGGTAATGGCGGTAATGTCGTTATTACGAAAAATACAAATAGCTCGACCGGATCCAAACAGGCTGTTACTGGTGGTGGCGGTAGCGGAGGAGACGCATCAAGTGTTGCTTTTTATGCTAATGATAATACCGCCGCATATTATGCAGGTTTTCCCGGTAATGGGCGGTCTGCAAATAACGAAACCCAAGCAACCCTCAATGACTACATATACTACGAAACTGTCAGCGCTACTAGTGGTCTTAACGGGCAGACAGATTACAACGGTGTAGGTCTTAACAGTAACAACAACATGTATGAGTCTTTATTGGTTTACGGTCAATCATCAAAAGGCTCTACATACGTTAACAGCGCTGACGCTAACCGAACCACTCGGCGGGGCGGCCCCGGTGCTGGAGGGCATTTTTCTCATCCTGCCTCTTACTCCAACAACGCTGTTGATGACTTTATTGAGAATGCCGCGCAAACAGCGGGTCAGTTTGGTGGTGGTGGTGTAGTGGAGTGGAACCTTACCGGAAGCGCCCGTTCTAACGCATGGGACATAGGTTATGGTGCTGGAACTGGTGCTCAAAAAGAGCCGCCTAGTGCTAATGACAATTTGCTGATACGACCTACGGCTGGAGATGGTGTTGTTATTATTCAATATGTAGAGGCGGAGGCTTAATTAAAATGGCATTAGATTATGCAAAAGAAAAGTCTATCTACTTAGTAAAAGACGACGACGGTAATGTCATCAACAGAGTATTAGCGTCAGAATCTTTTATGTCTGAAAACTTTTCTAACTACGAGTTGCACGAAGTTCGCAATCAAGTTAGAAACGCCGCCCTTTACAAAGAATCAGAACTTGAAAGGGTAACAGATTTAATTGCTGACGAGCCTTCGCATGAAGATTTAACTCATAGACAGGCGTACAAAACAGCTCTCGAAGCATGGGACGTAGCAACAAACCCAACTCAGCGACCCGAAACAGAAGAGGAACGAAAAAATAATGCCTGATTTTATTCTGCACAAAGAAAGAGCGTTTTCGCCTGAGTATTGCAA